AACCATTCTTGAGTGGGATTTACTCCCCGAACACGCAAGGCAATATATAACTATTAAAGCAGGAAGGCAATTACAGGAAGCGATTATTGGTTCTGCTGAACTAACTAAGTTAAATCTGACACAGGAAGTAGAGGCTCGTAGTGCTTTCTTAGAAGAAGAAACAACTAAGTCAGAACACAGTATGTTGCGTGGACATCTTAATAGAACTAGCCCTGTAAATACTTACATACCTTCTCGCACACTTGAGCGTTAACTATGCCACTAATCAGTAGCTCTATTCCTAATCTTATTAATGGAGTAAGTCAGCAACCAGCAGCGTTACGCCTGGCATCACAGGCAGAAGAAGTAATTAACTGTATGCCTAGCCCTGTTGAAGGGTTAAAGAAAAGGCCACCTATGCAACACATAAAAAAATTGTTTGCAGGATCAGCTGGAACTGGTAGGCCATTTACACACATTGTTGATAGAGATGGTGTAATAAGATATTTAATTTTTATACAGGATAACGCTATAAAAGTATTTGATTTAGATGGTAATGCACAGACAGTATCTACACCCAACGGCACTAGCTATTTGAATATCACAGGAGAACCTAGCTCTACATTTAGGGTTGCTTCTATTGCTGACTTTACATTCATAGTTAACAGAGAAAAGACAGTTGCTATGGACACTACAAACAAGTCATATAACTGGGGTACAAAGTCAATGGTATTTATAAAATCTGCTGACTTTTCTACTACATACAGAGTTAAATTAAATGGCACAGAAAAGAGCGTGACTACTGGTAACTCTTCTGGCTCTGCTCCCGATACTGTAACGATTGCTAGTGACCTGGCTACACAGCTAAATACTATATCTGGTTTTACTGTAACCAGTACCGACTACATAATTAGGATTACTAAAGATGATGGTGGCGATTACACGCTTGAAAGTAGCGACACAAAAACAGCGGATGCAACATCAGCAATAAAAGGAACAGTAGATAGTATTACTGATCTGCCTACTATTGCAGAGCATAACTTTACAGTAAGAATACAAGGGTCTGCTACTACTGCTTTTGATGATTACTTTGTTAAGTTTGAAGCTACAGCTGGTAGTGGTTTTGGTCCAGGTGTATGGAGAGAAACTGTTGCGCCAAACATTGACCACTTGTTAGATAAGTCAACAATGCCACATACCTTAGTAAGAAATGCTAATGGTACTTTTACTTTTGCGCAGTTTAACTATACAGGCCGTGTAGCTGGAGATACTACAACTGCACCTAACCCTACTTTTGTAGGCAGTAAAATAAAAAACATTAACTTGTTTAGAAACAGACTTGTATTTCTAGCAGATGAAAATGTTATCTTATCTGCTGCTGATTCGTTTGAAAGATTTTTCCCAGAAACAGTACAAACCTTATTAGATTCTGACCCTATAGATATTAGCTCTGGCGGTACATCAGTTAACTTTTTAAATAGCAGCCTGGCTTTTGCAAATACATTATTACTGTTCAGTTTGCATGGACAGTTTAGATTAGATACTGGTTCAACATCTGTAGGTACAGCACTTACACCAAAGACGGCAACCATAACTGCTATAACTACATTTGATATTGTCGATGCTATTGACCCTATAGGTGTTGGTCGAACTGTTTACTTTGGCATACCGAAAGGAGATTTTAGTGGCTTGAGAGAATACTTCTTGCCTGACGCTAGTGGACCAATACCTTTATCAGAAGAAGTAACATCTTCAGTACCTAGATTTGTACCAGGCAATTTAATTAGTATGTCTCCTTCTGTATCAGAAGAAGTAATAACAATGATTAGTAAAGACCAGCCACGCAGGGTTTATATCTATAAATTTTTCTTTGATGATGACCAGAAGCTACAGTCATCCTGGTCGTATTGGGAGGTTGCTGCAAACAAAACATTATTAGGTGGCAATGTTTTAGATAGCGACTTATATACTTGTGTCGAATATTCAGATGGAGTGTACTTAGAAAAGACACAGCTAAGACCTGAGACTGTAGATAGCGGTACAGAGTTTGAAATATTGTTAGATAGAAAAACTACAGAAGCTGCTTGCTCTACATCCCTTATAAACTCAGGCGCATTAGGAGTACAGACTGTAATTACATTGCCGTATCCTATGTCGGGTACAGGAACAATGGCAGTAGTAGGTAGGTTTGCTTCTAACAATACTATTGCGCATGGACAAGTTATAAAAGCAACAGCTGAAACTCTTACAGGTGGAGCTAGTGGTAATGGAACTATGACTGTGCCTGGAGATTTAAGTAGTGCAAAGTTTTTTGTAGGGGAAATATATAATATGACCTATGAATTTTCTACACCATATTTAAAAGAAACACCTCCTGGAGGAGGTTTAGCTGTACTGGCTAACCCAAGACTACAGCTACGAACCTGGAGTATTGTGTTTGATGAAACATCTAACTTCTCTATGAAGATTACACCAGGGCAAAGAGATGAATTAACTTATCCATTTAACGGATACAAGATAGGTAGTGGTCAGTTTCCGATAGGTACACCATCACTAGCTACTGGTAGGTTTAGAGTTCCTGTCATGGCACAAAACATAGAAACAAAAATTGTACTCTTTAGTGATTCTCCGTTACCCTGTAGGGTACAGTCAGCAGAATGGGAAGGATGGTATCAAGAACGAGCGAGAAGGCTATAAAATTATTTAGTCGACCAGCGACTATAGATGATGTGGCTTACATTGCTGCACGCATGAGAAAAGAAGATCGAGAGGAGTGTTTTGCTAATGCAGGAAGCAGTCCAATACAATCATTATTTGAAGGGTATTTTACAAGTAAGCCTTGTATGACTACGATTAGTAGGCATGGTTATCCCATAGCAATGTGGGGATTAAGCAAGACATCTGACACTTCTGCTTCTATATGGTTGCTTGGCTGCGAAAATATGCTTGAAGATACTAGAGACAAATACGAGTTTTTAAGGCAATCTAGGATAGAATTAAAAAAATTACAAAAACTTTACCCTGTCTTGTACAACTATATTGATGCACGAAACACAGTTCATCTAAGATGGTTGTTATATATGGGGTTTACTATCATCAAAAAACATGAAGTTTTTGGTTATGAAGGTCTACCATTTTATGAATTTGTGAAGATTTAATTATGTGTAATCCAGTTGCTGTCGGTATTGTTACAGGGATTATGAGCGTAGGTCAGGCTATTGCTGCCAACGCTGCTCAAAATGCAGCGATAGATGCAGCTAACTTAAGTGACCAGTTCCAGTATGAATTTAATATGCTCTCTGCATCTAACCAGAGACAGTATGAAGCAAACCAGGAAACATTAAGAAACGAGCAGATGTTCCAAAATCAAGAGTTAGCATTGATAGCAGAAGCAAATAAGATGAATGACGCAAACCAAAAAATAAGGCAGTTGCAACAAAAATCAGCACAAGAAACAAGAGAAGCGCAGCTAGAAGCTAAGAAACAAAAAGGTTCAATACTGGCGACAGGTAGAGCAGGAGCTAATGTTGCTAATTTACTTGCAGATGTAAACAGAGAGTTAGGTAAATACGATTACTATTCAGATACAAACTTGGCTTTTGCTACAGGTGGAGTACAGTCAGAGAAGAGAGGATTTATTGCAGAGCGTGCAAGCAGAATTGCAAGCATATCTCCATATCTTAAGAAAACTATTCTCGATCCTATGAAACCTGTACCTAGACCTAATGTAAGCCTAAGTCCATTTTCTATAGGTGCTGGCATTATGAGTGGTGTAAATGCTGGTGTTAACTACAACATTATGCAAAATCAGTAATGGCAATTTCTTTAGGCAAATCATCAGGCGATAGCAGCCGTAAGACATCAAGAAGATTACTAAGTCAGTATGGTGTTGACGCAACCATTGCTACTAAGGGTCTTACTCCTCCAGGACTAAAAGTATCTGCTCCTATTGTCGATACCTACCAGCAAGTAGAGAGGATGAACGCACCTCAAGTACAGCTTGGAAAATTTGCTGACATGAGTGTGATGACTGATAACAGCAAAGACCTACAAAACTTAGCTAACTCACTAGGTCAATTCAGTACTCAGCTACAAAACTTTGGTACTTTATACGCTAAGAGGCAAAAGCAAATAGATACAAAAGCGAAGGATTACAGTAAAAGCCTTGCACTGCAAAACTTTGGCAGTAAGAAATCTGCTGTAGAAATATTGCAAGACACTAGGCAAGACTTACAAAAAATAGTAGAAGATACTAATGCAACTATTGATGAAAAGAAAGCAGCAGAAAAAAATCTTAATTACATAGATTCAAGAAATAACATATTAGTACCGCACTTACAGTCGCAAAACAGAATAGTAAATATACAAGCAAACGCTGCAACTTTATCTAGTAAAGCTGGTGGTGCAATGGTAATAAAAAACGGCATCGAAGTACCATTAAGCTCATTAAGACCTGACGACCCTGTTTATCTTGAATGGAGGCAAGATGCGGTGTATGGAGATGGAAGCGGTGGAGTGATACCTCTTACAGATAAAGAAGGCAAAGAAGTATCTGCTACTGTTTTATCTGCATACGCAAATGATACAAACAGGCAGGAAAAAGCGGTTATTCAATACAACAAAGATGTATATGAAAAGGAATCGTTAGTGCAAGTAGATGGCTATGCAGCAATACATCTTGATAAAAATAATATAGATGATGTAGTAAAAGGTCTTAACTCAATACTAGATGATTCTCGATTTATGCAAATATATAGAACAAAAGAAGAAAGAGATAAATTTATAGAAAAATTAATAACACAATGGAAACAAGCATTGTTTGTTAGAGGGCAAGAGACAGGTGTATTCCTGGAGGCAGATGAAGCATTTGAACCTTGGTTAAAACTAATGACAGGTAAGAAAGAAGATAGGCTAATAAAAGATACTGATAAAAATTCTCCTACATTTGAACAAGAAATAATAAACCCAAAATTACTTTGGCATAAAAGTTTTGAACCTGGTTGGGAAGCTAATACTAAATACAAATACAACACAGAACTTGCTAACGCTAGGAATCAGCAGAAAACAACAAAGGTACAGTTAGGCAACAATGCTATAGATAAAATGTTTACAGAAGAAATATTACCTGAGTTAAAAAAGATAGATGAAATGGCAGGGAAGATAGATGGTGGATTTGCTTCTGACAAAGTACAAACAGAACTAACTAAAATAAAACAAACATTTGAAGAAAGAAAAAACGAAATTATATCTGGCGTACCTATTAGATTTCAAGAGGATGTATTAACCTATGCAAACAAAAAGATAGTTACAAGTGATGGATTACTGTTTGGACCAGAGAGAAAATTACTATCGACACAATTAGGTAAAGAATACACACAAGTATTTCTCAATCCACAGAAAGCAGTTGCATTTAGAGATAAGGTCAACAAACTTATGGAATCAGGTGCAATAGATGTAAATGTTGGTATGAACTTAATCAACAGAACTAATACTATTGTTAGTGAAGTAGCAAAACCAAATCAAGAATTTGCAGCAGATATTATTAAAACAAACCTAGATAAGTTTGCTAGTTCTAAAGGTAAAGGTTATTTCTATTCTTCTGACTCTCCTGGAGGATCAGAATTTATTTTAGAAGAACAGTTAGAACTTAGTAATGCAGAGCAAAAAATGACAGATGGTGCGAATAAAATAATAGAAGAAGGATTAAAGAATAATAAAAGCACGCAAGTTATTAATACAGAACTTACTAAATACTTCCAGGAAACTGATTTTGGTTTAGTCAGCAAATATCAAAGTAAAAATTTAGATGGAGAAATACCAAAGGCATTTGACTCAATAGATGATTTCAAAAATAGATTTATAGGTGTAGAGCAAAAAGGAAAGATTGACAAGAAAGAAGCTACACAATTAGTAACTATGTATAAAAGCGAAATACCAATGTTACCCAAAGAAGATTTAGAAAAATTATTAGATGATTGGAATACGAATGGAATAGATGGCATCGACAAAGACGTTAAGAAAATGTTGAGAGCATTAAAAAAATACAATGGTGTAACTCCATATCAATTTTTTAATAATCAATTATTTAAATATGGCATACCCTTTTCAGAAACAATGATTCAAAATGGAGGAGTAGATGAATTTAATAAAAAATACTCAAAG